AATTCCGCTTCGAGGCGCAAACGCAGCATCTTCAAGTCCTTGTGTTAGGCCGCCAGGTGGGAACCCAGGGCCTGGCTCATGTCCAGCCGATCGCGCCAGCTGGGTCCCTTCGGCGCCTCCGGCGGCTTCGGCGGCGGCTTGTCCATGCACAACCGCACGGCCCAGGCCAGGGCGTCAACGACGTCATCATGCGCTCCGGCTGGGAACCTTAGCAACTCGTTCTCCGCCTGGCGCAACCACGCCGCATCCTCCAGGAAGATCACCCGGCCGTGCTGCATGCGCCCCTGCAGGCTGCGCCCGCGGGCCAGTTTATCGGAAAGCGGCTTCAGCACCTCGTAACTCGGAAACAGGTTCCGTTCCTGCATGCGCTTCTTCAGCATCGGCTCGATCGCCTTGAACACCTGGCCGTCCTCGAACCCCAGCAGGTAGTCCGTCTGCGGAATCTGTCCCCAGCGCGCGTACACGTCGATCACCGCGTCGGCAATCGCGAAGCTGTCGCCCTTCATCCGGTAGACGTCGAGCACGTAGAGGGTGTCCGTCTGGTCCTGCATGATCGTCGCGCCGACCGTCCAGTCGTTCACCTGCTTCTCGCCGATGGCGAAGTCCCACGCGGTATACACCCGCGTATTTCCCATAGGGGGAAATGCGCGGGCGTACCGGAAGTACGACTTCTGGAAATACATGCCCTCGTCGGGCACCGGGTTCTGCTGGTACAGGGCCGACCAGATGCGCTTGTCCAGGGTTGCCTGGATCCGGCCCAGCGACGCCGCCGGGTACCGGTCCGAGTGCAGCGCCTCGCCAGGCGAGCGCAACAGCTCGAAGTTCTCCGGGACGAAGTCCAGGTTCGCTGGGCTAGCGCCCAGGTGGACCATCTTGTACCGCATGGCCTCGCCGACCAGGTCCGTTTCGGTCAGCTCCGGCGCGGACGTCCGGACGATGTGCATGCTCTCGCGGTGCCGCCACTCGAACTGCTCGGCCAGGGCCGGGTACCGGATCACCTCCCACTGGTCGGCCAGCGGGTCCCGGCTCTGGTGCTGTTGTAAACGCCCGGCCAAGTCGTCGTCATTCCAGAACGTCTCGATCACCAGCACACCCCCGCCAGGGGCGAGTCGTGTGTACGCCGTCGACTGGTACCAGCCCTCGAGCTTGTCGCGGATCTCGGCGTTGTCCGCCTCCTCCAGGTTCTTCAGCGGGTCGTCGATGATCAGGATGTGGGCGCCCTTGCCCGTGATGCCACCGCCGACGCCCGCGGCGGTGAACCCGCCGCCTTCGGTCGTGTTCCACGCCTCGGCCGACGAGTTGTCCGGATCGAGCTGCGCTTTCGGGAACAAGACCTGGTACTCCGGATCCCGCAACAGCTCGCGGACCTTCCGCGAGAACTTCATCGGCAGGTCCATGTTGTACCCGACGTTAATGATCTCGTGCTCCGGGTGCTGGCCTAAATGCCAGGCTGGAAAGCGAATGCTGGCCAGCTCGCTCTTCCCGTGCCGCGGCGGGACCAGGAGCATGAGCCGCGGGCTCTCGCCCGCTGTCACCGCCGCCGAGAACCGCTCGAGTCGAGCACAGATGTCGTGATGCACCCACCCAGGCTGGTACCGGGGGTGCGTCTGCTTGGTGAAGTACAGCAGGCGCCGGCGCGCCAACACGCGCGCGGCCATCAGCTGCCGCGCCGCTGCCGCCTTGTTGACCAGCGGCTCGGTCATGGCCGTGTCGTCGCTCCGTTGGCGCTGGGCTGGCGCTCGGATTTGACCTCGTAGAACTGGAACGGCAACGGCGCGGTGTGGACTACCGACTTGTCCGCCGTACCCAGCATGATCGCCGAACAGCCCCAGCTGCCGGTGCCGATCTTGAACACGCTAGTGGGATCTTCCGGCGCCGCCGGGTCGTAGGCCATGCCTGCGCCGCAGGCGCAGCGGACGTACGCCGCGAACACCATTCGGTCGAACAGCGGCATGGCGGCGCGGGCGGCGTCGACCGCAGCGGTCCAAGCCTTGCCTGCGGCTTCTTCCGCCTCTTTCGCGTCCTGCCAGGCGTCGTAGGCCAGCTGGACCTGCGGGTTCGGCGGCAGGCCAATGTGTTTGCAGATGTCTTTTTCGCGCGTGCTCATTTCGAAATCACCTCGAACTCGCCTTCCAGCGCGTCCGTCTTGCCGTCGGCCAGCTGCAGCAGCTGCTCGTCGCTCATGGCCTGCAGCTTCTGGATCACCACCTGGCCGTTGACCGAGACTTCCAGCGTGTGGCGGACCGGCTCAAAATACCCGCACATCTTGGCGATTTCCCGCCAACCCGAGGTCATTGCCAGGCTGTCGGCCTGCACCCGGGCCACGTCGATCGCTTCCAGGAACCCGTCCATGACCCGCTTCTTGGTCATCAGGTTGGCTTTTTCGAAATCGCTCCTGGCCAGGGCGATCGCGTACTGGATGTTCGGCCGGGCGGTCAGGATCTCGACCGTCCGGCCCAGGTCCCGCATCGTGTACCCCGCTTCGCGGGCCGCCGTCTTGGGCGGCAAACCATTGACCACCACGTGGTGCACGAACTTCTGCTCTCGCTCGGTCAGCGGACGCGACCGGATCAGCCGCTGCTTGGCCTCGAGGCTCAGGTTCATCTCCTCGACAGCCCGCCGGCCCACGTCCAGGTACTTCTTGTCCCGGGCCTTCTTGAGCTCGGCCCGTTTTTCGATCAACGCCTTGAGCTCTTCCGGGGAAATCCGGGGTTTTCGCGTCGGCTCAGTCCCCGCCGCCGCGTGTTTGCGCTCGTCGTTGACGTTCTTTGCCGACTTGGTCCGCTTTGGCTGG